GTGGTGCTCGGCGATGAAGTGAAACTCGTCGCCGCGACGCACCATGCACTCCATGAAACAGGCGCCGACGTTGAAGTCGATGCCGACATACACGCGGTCGTCATGCTCCAGTGCTGTATCACACCAATGGAGGTCGCGGTCGAAGTAGGGGTAGACGTTGGCATTGGCGAGGTTGGTGAACTCGCCGTTGATGTACGACGCAATCAACTGTGGGGGGTAGTTCGCATATAGCGAATCGATGAAGCCTGGGGGGAGGTGGGGGTTGTCCGTGGTGCGGGCGCGGATCAAGTGGCGGTCTGCACCAGGTTGCTCTACGAAAGTGCGGTGCATCCACTTGAAGCCCTCCGGGGTGCTCGCTACCGCGAGCTGCGGTTTTGCTCCACCCCGGAGGCGGGCAAGCATCATTTCACTTGCTTTTTGGGCGGTGTCGGCGGGAGATGTGTCGATCTCGTCGGCGAGGCAGAAACTCAAGTTCTGGCCGCGGATGCGGTTGAAGGTTTCGGTCGCTCGACACAAGAGGGTGACAGGGCCCAGCGGGAGGTGGAGGACATACTCCGGCTGGGGGCTGACGCGGAAGTCGTGCTCGATGCCAAATTCATCGAGGAACTCGTCGAAGGCACGCATCCAGACGTCCCGCAACATGATGTTCGTCGGCTCGAACACTGCAGCCACCGTGTTTGGGTTCTCCATGCCCAAGAAAATTGTCTTGGCGCAAAGGGCGTAGGTTTTACCGCTGTTGTGGTGCACCACGCCGTTGGCGATGTAGTGATTCCATACGGGGACGTGGAGGTCGTAGTACCAGTCCGTGCGTGCAAAGGTAACGTCTTGCACTGTGTCCCAGGTATAGTGGAAAAACTTGTCAGGTGTAGATGCAGAATCAACGGGCTCGGTGGGAGACGCTCCAGCAGGATTTGAAGGAGCGGTTGGTGGCTGATTTGGCGACGGGGTACTCGTATGGGTATCTGGAAGGTAAGTACGGGGTAGGGCGAGTTGCGCTGGGGAAATGGGTGAAGCGGTACCAGCTGAAAAGGCCGACAGAGCGCGTGACCGGGTACGAGAAGCTGCTGGAGCTGCGTCAAGCGGTGCTACGGGACTATTTGGAAGAAGGGGTGGGGATGCGGGAACTGAAAGTGCGGTTTGGCGTGCATGAAGGGACCATTCGGACCTTTCTTGCTGTTGAGGGGGTGCTGAAGTCGCGGGGAGGGCAGAAAGGAGAGTTGAACCCGCAGTCGAAAGGGAGACAGGTGACGACGCGGGATCGGGATAGCGGGAAGTACTGGGCAAGACGAGCCGTTGAGTTAAGTCTTGGGCAAACACTTCCCAAGGGCTGGGTGATCCATCACATGAACGAGTGTCCGACGGATCAGACCCTGAGCAATCTGTGGCTGTTTCGGGAGACGGCGCACCACTCGATGTTTCATCAACGGCAACGAGAGAGCCTGACTGCAGGTGGCCAACTTCAACCCAGCCGGTTGGCGAAAGACAACGGTGGTCTTTGGTTGCCAGAAATTCTCGACCGCCTTGGGTCCGAACCCGGTATAGAGCTGCAAAGCCTTTGACGTAGGCCGGAGTGGCCCACGCTTCGCCAGCCAAGGTCTGTACGCGGATCGGTTGGGTCGTGAGGTCGCGGATAGGAACGCCGTTGATCAGCGTCTCTCCAGCCAGGCAGCCAAAGCCAGCGCAGTAACCGAGGATTTTGTGGTCGACATCGTCGACGAATTGGCGTTGGGGCTCCAGCAAACGGTCGTAAATGCGGGTGCGGAGCGATTCGACAGACTCGTCGCACCTCGTTCCACGCACTGTGGGCTTGTCGAGACACGATCCACCCGGAATCCCAGCAAGTAAAGACATCGGCTGCTCTGTCCGGGGGGCGGGGAGGGGGGAAGGGGGAGGGGGCCTAGGGGTACTGTACTAAGATGTACTACTGTAGTACAGAACAGAAAAATGGGATTGCTGTGAGTTGTGCGGGGTATAGCACCCACCCCCGCGTCGTTCCCATGGGGGGAGGTGTGGACCCCCTGGTGTGCCTGTGTCCGCGTACCTGCATCAAACACAGTTACGCGAAGCCGGCCAACATTGGCCCTAGTCAGTGTTAGCTAAGGGGTGCCGGGGGCTGCGAAATGTGGGAGAGGTCAGCGTTCTAGTTGCGTGGCATCTCCAGACCAGTAAGCCGTGAGATGAACCCAAGCGCGCCTAGGGCGTTGCTGAGTTGCTTGGTTTGTTTGGCCTCTTTGAGAATGTCAGCAGCTGCACCGATCAGCTGTGCCGCCAACTCTTTACGGTCAAGCTGCTCCAGTTCTCGGACTTGCTGCTCCCGTGCTTCCTTTAGTCTGCGCTCTGCAGTTCGCTCTGGCAGCCCGTACTGCAGCGCCAACGCTTGACGGATCTCATAACTGCTCCGGCCATTGTTGAGCATGTGCCGCACACTGTGCAACTGCTCGGCAATGTCAAGCGCGCTCTGGCCTGCTCGCCCGGGCGGTTTTGCTCGCTTGCCCCCCGCCGCTGCCATCTGTGACAATGTATTACATTTCGCCTAGGTTACCCCATTTTGCAAGGTCTGGGCTCGCGTTTGGGCCTGTTTTCGTCTAATGTACTAAGCGAGAGACCAGGACAACTGTTCCCCTTTCACCCGATCCTATGACCAAACAAGAACGCCAAGCCATCGCCGACCGCGTGCGCTGGCTGACCAACCATGGCCGCCACCTTGAAGCGTGGCGCTTTTATCACGAATCACTCGGCGCCACCCCTGATCGCGTGCCCGCTTATCAGCCCCACCGCCCTCTGTGCTGACCATGAACAACCCCACAGTCAACCGCCTAGCCGTTGTTGTTTTGCTCTGCTGCTGTTGGGCAGCAGGCTACGACTCGGGCCGCGATGCCGCCACCGCTCAGCAACGTTCCACCGCAACTTCCTGCCATGCCCCAATTAACCGCTGACGAGATCGGCCGCCGCTCTGGCCTGCTGATCGATTCTTTCTGCCTGCTGTACTTCACAGCTCCGAACGACCGCAACGCAAACCCGCAACGGCTCTGGGCTTTGTTCAGCCCCGCGGGCCAGTTGCTGGCCGCGTGGAACGAAGGCTACGGCGGGACCCATAGCCTGCCTGCCGCCGTTCGCCCAAAGGCCGCAACCTGCCACGCGATCGCGGTTTCTGCCGCAACCTATCGCGCGCTATTGCGCCAAGCCCGCCACCTTATGGAAATCTGATCATTATGAAGATTCAATCATTCACCGGCCCCAGTGGCCCGCTTTTGTTTCACCTCACGCGCGTCAGCAGCAACAGTAAAACCGGCCCCATCCCTGTCAGCACAAGCAGCAAAGCAACCTGCCCCAGTGCCTGCCCGTTTCTGGGGCAGTGCTACGCCAGCGCCGGCCCGCTTGCCATTCACTGGGCCGCCGTTTCCGATGGTCGCCGCGGCATGCCATGGCAACAGTTCTTGACGGCTGTTGCTTCGCTGCCCGTAGGGCAGCTCTGGCGACACAATCAAGCTGGCGACCTTTGGAAACCCCACACGCTGACCGGCCAGACTGCGCTCGCGGCCCTGGTTGACGCAAACCGCGGCCGCCGCGGCTTTACTTATTCGCACCATTCCCTCACTGCTAAGGTCGCCGCGGCATTCAAGGCCGCAACGGCTCAGGGTTTTACGGTCAACGCGTCAACCGAATCTATGGCCGCTGCTGATGCAGCAGTTCGGCAAGGGTTGCGCGCTGTTGTTGTGGTTGCTTCCACAGAAACCCGCCACCGATGGGCATCTCCGGATGGAAACCCGGTGATCTTGTGCCCTGCACAACGTAAAGGGCCCCAGTTCGCCGCCATGAACTGCGCAACCTGCCGCCTATGTCAGGCAAGGCCCCAAAACGTGATCATCGCGTTCGCCGCCCATGGCACAAACAAGCGGCGAATCGATCAGCTGATCACAGCAGGGGGCCCTGATGCATGACCGCGCCACAGCAGAAGAACTGCAAGCCCGCATTGCCCACGCTGCAGAGCTAAAACTGCAGCAAGTGCCGCCGGCCCTGGCGCTGCTGAAGCTGCAGCAAACCTACGGCGTCAGTTTGCGCCAGGCTCGGCGATATCTTGCCAGCGCTGCTGAACTGCTGCAGCAAGACGGGATCCCAGCAACGGGTGACCCATTCAACGACGCTGCAGCGCTGGCCCTCAACCGGCTCCAGCTGCTCATTCTTGAGGCTACGCCATCAGAACTGCCGCGACTTGTAGCAGCGCTGGCCAAGCTCAAGGAATGTCAGCCTGCAGGCCCTAGTCTGTCAGATGCTGAAATGTTGGACCGCGCCGCCTTTGTCGGCGGCCTGGCCAAATTATCCCCCACGGATCCCACGCCATGACACAAGCTGCGCAGCAGCAAACCATGGGCCCCACACGGGGCCTTTTCTTTTGCCTGGCTGTTTGCGCGAGCGTCGCGCAGCGATGCGCAGCGCTTTTATGTCCCCCAGTGACATAAGCCCCCCGCCAGATCCCTTGCAGCGCAGCGGTTTTGCCTGCAGCGCTCGCGCTGCTTTATGTCACAGCGCCACACAGGCCCCCAGGATCGCCCACAAGCCGCCCCAGGCCCTAGCCAGTGTGTCCCACGCGCACCACGCCAGAGCTGCCCTGTAGCGGCTTCTAGGTGGCTCTGGCGCGTAGCGCTACATGTAGCGCCCCATGCCGCCCACAGCGCCAGCCCTAGCGTGCGGTGAGCGGGATTGGTACTGATGCACCAGTGCTCAGCTGTCTGTGCGAGGTGCGAAGCGCCGAAGCACGCGCCTTGAATGGCGTTTTTGCGCCGCAGGCGCTACTTGCGCCGAAGGCG